AGTAGTTATGATCCCATGCCAGTGAAAATCCGTACAATCTTTACACCAGAAGAACGTATTGAACTGAAACAAATTATTCATGAGGCACTTGACGAGAGGGAGAAAGCATGAAGTTTAAAGCATTAGTATTCATCCGATTAAGATCACAAGTGGATGACTCTCCTGGTAATGCTGTGAGAGATGGTAGTAGACGATTGTCTGAGTTGGATATCAAGAAACTTAGGCTTGGTAAGGTGATTGATATTTGGTTGGAAGCAGAGAGCCGAGAGTATGCTGAGAAGGAACTAAAAATGCTATCTGATCGTTTCTACGCTAATACAGTCATGGAAGACTGGGATTATGAACTGACTGAGATTGAAGACTTTCCTAAAGGTATTGAATAATGGATGATTTTAACACACCAGGATCTAATAAATCTTGGATGGATGATGGGTTTAAAAAGTTTATAGTTGAACACCAACTAGATAATGTAGTGAATATATTAGATGCTAAGATCGAACGATGTAATGTTTATAACAGCGACAATCGAGATGAAGTATACAAACAAATCACAATTACTTACAAAGAAGACACATGCAAGCAGTAATTTATTCTAACGGTAGTCAAGAGTGTGAGCGTATGACCTCACTACTTAAATCATTAGGTGGTGAATTCCTAGAATACAAACTTAACGAACACTTTTCTCAAAGGGCATTTGAATCAGAGTTCGGACCTGAGGCAACATATCCTCAGGTTGCTATTGGTGCCAAGCATCTTGGTGGTCTGAAAGACGTGTTACACTTCCTAGAGGATAATCATTTACTCAATGAAAGTCCCCAATTGGCAACATCACTGCCTTGAGCCACTTCTCAAACTGTCACAGTACCTCGCCCAAAAAGCGAGGTTCTTTTGTATAGTACTTCCATATCCAACACTTCTAATGGCTGTCTCTCACGAAATCAAATCTCAACTTGCCAAGTTGCTTGCTACTGAAGATCTGGTTGTAGAGCATAAAAACGTTCATACTGCCTGCTTTAACGTCCATACGAGGGTTTTGACTCTCCCTATGTGGGAGAAGGCGTCTAACGCCATATACGATCTTCTGGTGGGGCATGAGGTGGGTCATGCACTGTTTACACCTGATATTGATTGGAGTAATGATAGAAAGATTCCTCCATCATTTGTAAACATCGTTGAAGATGTTCGCGTTGAGAAACTTATGAAACGAAAGTATGGTGGTCTCCTAAAAACTTTCTATAAGGGATATTGTGAACTATCTAATCAGGATTTCTTTGACATTGAGAATGAAGATGTTGATACAATGAATCTTGTCGATAGAATCAACCTTTATTTTAAGATTGGTAATTTTGTAGATATTTCTTTTAATAATTTTGATGAACGTGAAATTGTAAAACTAGTTGCTGATACTGAAACTTTTGATCAGGTTCTTGATGTATCAGAGAAAATTTACAAATATTGCAAATCCCAACAAAATCAACAGGAAATGCAACCAGAATCTCCACTTCAAGATGGGAGTTCTGTTGATAATGATGGGAGAGAATGTTTTTCTGATAGCGACTCTGAAGAAGATGGTCAACTTGATACCACTTCTGATTTTGTAGATCCTAATGAAGATAAAGAACCACCAGATCCTGCAGATCTTGATACTCCAAGTTACAATAGTGATGAGAATAACGAGCCAAAATCTCAAACTGATTCTGCTCTAGAGCAAAACCTTCAAGACCTTGTAGATGACAATCCATATAATGAAAACACTTATGTTGAGATTCCAAACTTGAATCTTGATAATATAATTATTGATTATGATAAGTATCACTCTTACGTTGAATCTTATTGGGTAGAACAAAATAATATTAGTATAGAGCGTTCTAACAAATATGATATCCCATATGAGAATGTTTTCCAAAATGCAGATTTGGCGTTTAGAAGATTTAAAAAATCAGGACAGAAAGAAGTCAACTATCTTGTAAAGGAGTTTGAATGTAAGAAAGCTGCTGATTCATATGCTCGCGCTACCACTGCTCGCACTGGTGTTCTTGATTGCTCCAAACTTCATACTTACAAGTACAATGAAGATCTTTTCAGCAAAGTAACCACTCTTGCTGATGGTAAGAATCATGGTTTGATTTTTATCTTGGACTGGAGTGGATCTATGGGTAATGTTATGCTTGATACTTTTAAGCAACTGATGAATCTTGTCTGGTTCTGTAAAAAAGTAAATATTCCCTTTGAGGTTTATGCATTTACAAATAACTGGGCTCATGTGACCTATACCGAAACTAACAAACCAGTTTTTCCAGAATATAGTTATGAACCTAGAGAAGACATTTTTAAGATTGTGAAAGATTTTAATCTTATGAATATTCTTAGCAGTAAAATCAAGAATTCTAAGTTTGAATCTTGTGTTTTGAATATTTGGAGAATTGCATATCAATACACTTACTGTTCAAATTATTCCATTCCCCCTCAAGTTTCTCTTTCTGGAACTCCTTTGAACGAGGCAATAGTTTGTTTACATCAAATTATTCCAAACTTCCAGAAAGAAAATAAATTGCAAAAAGTGCAATGTGTTATCTTGACAGATGGTGAAGCCTCACAACTACATCGTCATGTTAAGATTAATTATCGTAATAATATTGAAGGATATATTGGATGTCGTTCAGTTATCCCTGGTTCCACTTTCTTGCGTGATCGAAAACTTGGAAGAACTTATTCTTTTGGTTATGGATATCATGAGTTTACTAGTGTTCTACTTAACAATCTTCGTGATCGTTTTTCAAATACTAACTTTATTGGTATCCGTATTCTGGCAACAAGAGAAGCTAGTAAGTTTATGAAAATGTATCTGACTAATGATGAATATCAAAAGGCAGAGTATATTTGGAAAAAGAATCGTAGTTTTTCTATGAAAAACGTTGGGTATACAACTTACTTTGGTATGTCTGCAAATGCTTTGTCTCAAAATACTGAGTTTGATGTCAACACCACTGCAACTAAATCCCAAATTAAGAGTGCTTTCATCAAAAGTTTGAAGAGTAAGAAGATGAATAAGAAGATTCTTTCCGAATTTATGAGTCTTGTTGCATAAATAATGCAGCAATGCATAATAAATATGGGAAGATTTACAGATCGTTTTCTAAAGGATGAAGAACCACAGGTAGTTCCTGCAGCAAAACCCGTCCGACCCACTGCTCCAAAACCTCAGCCCCTACCCAAACCTGAAGTGAAAGAAGTGGAGGAAGAAGAATCTGAAGAGGAGTGATCCACTTTTTAAAGTGTCACAGGGAGCACTCCAAAGTGCTCCCTTTTTTTGTATAATTACTTTGTTGAAACAACCCACCCATGGCACTATCAGTAGACTACATTATTTCCTCTCTCAAGTCCCTCTATGGTGATACGGTATCTTCTGGTGATATTCGTGCATGGTGTGCCATGAATGGTAATAATTATCAAAGTGTCACCAACAAAATCAATGAATACAAAGTTTCTCGCGGTAAATGGAATTTGACTGTGCAAGAAAATCTTGAGAAAACTTATCAGGCACCTCCTGCTATGCCTGCTATCGAACAATCTCTCATCCCCCATAAAGATGATTCTTTCGTCCAGTTTGGTAACTTCAAAGATATTCGTAAAATCATTCACTCCCGTTATTTCTATCCTACGTTCATTACAGGTCTTTCGGGAAATGGTAAAACGTTCTCTGTTGAGCAAGCTTGCGCCCAACTAAATAGGGAATTGATTCGCGTAAATATTACTATTGAGACTGACGAGGATGATCTTATTGGGGGGTTTCGTCTTGTTAATGGCGAAACAGTATGGCATAATGGACCAGTTGTTGAGGCTCTGGAAAGGGGAGCTGTGTTGCTTTTAGATGAGGTTGATCTTGCTAGCAACAAAATCCTCTGTCTCCAATCTATCCTTGAAGGTAAGGGTGTCTTTCTGAAGAAGACTGGTCGCTATGTACAACCTGCTGCTGGTTTCAACGTCATCGCTACTGCCAACACTAAGGGTAAGGGTTCTGACGACGGCCGTTTCATTGGTACCAACGTTCTCAATGAAGCATTTCTTGAGCGTTTTCCTGTAACCTTTGAGCAATCTTATCCATCTCCTCCTATCGAATCACGAATCCTCAGTAAGATTTGTGATGATAATCAATTTGTTAACCGTCTGGTTGATTGGGCGGATATTATCCGTAAAACATTCTATGATGGTGGTGTAGAAGAAGTAATCAGTACTCGTCGTTTAGTTCACATTATACGTGCATATTCAATCTTTAGTGATAAAGCTAAAGCAATCCAAATGTGCCTAAATCGTTTTGATGATGAAACTAAACAGTCCTTTATGGAACTGTATGACAAAGTTGATGTTGACGTAAATTTTGAAGACAATGAAGTGGAAACAACTATCTGAAGACGGTGAGGTATTTCAGGTATCAGAAATTTTTTCTGATGATTATGCCGATGGGATCTACGATGAATTTATGTTTGTTTACAATCATATTGTTTGGAACAAACGAGAAAATCGTGGCCAACCCAGATTTGGTGAACATGTTGATCAATCTGGGCACCTTAAACATGTGTTTAACAATGGTATAGGGTGGAATTTCAAATTCATGGATGCTTCAATTTATGCCAAACATGCTGCACAAAAAATATTAAAACGGGATCTGCGGTTGTGTAGAATCAACACTAACTTTCAATTCTTTGGTATGGAATCTGATTGGCATGTTGACTATACAGACGCAGACGGATTAAATCCTGCTTGGTCACTTGTCATCTATATCAATGAAGAATGGGATTACACCTGGGATGGGCAGTTTGTTGTGACTACAAAAGGTGGAGAATATATCAATGTAAATCCAGTTCCAAATACAGGATGTTTATTCAATGCTCGATTAGAACACCGAGGAGGAGCTCCCAACAGATTTTGTATGGATTGTAGAACTTCACTTGCATTTATGTTTGAAGAGGTGTAGAATGTGACTAACTCCTGGAGTTTGCTTTACGACGAAATGAACAACAACAACATTATGAATGACGATCCACTAGATTCATTTGCAACTGATGCTTATGAGAAATACATTTCCAACGTTCCAGAAACTGATACGAATGGTTCTATTACACTAGGCTCCCCAAACGATGACGTATTGACCGCAAAACTTAAGGAAGAAATGATGAATAGTAATGATCATATGCCACCCTGGGGGCATAGTGATATGGAAGCACTTGGTTCGAGAGTTGATAGAATTGAATTGAATCTAGACTCCACTGAAAAAAATAAATTCTGGCAGTATGAAGAAGATAAAACTCTTAAAGATGTCCGTGAATATCTTTCTGGAACTTATAAATCTCACTATACTTCTCAAGAGTCTAAAACCCAGACTCTCGATTTGATTGAAAGTATCGGTGATGCTGAACCTTTCTGTCGATCTAATGCAATAAAATATCTTTCCCGCTTTGGAAAGAAGAATGGCAAGTCAAAGCTTGACATTCTGAAGGCAATCCACTACTGTATCCTTCTCTACCACTTCTCTGGTCTCCATACCCCTCCTTCTGATAATTATGAAACTTTCTAAGCAAACTCTTGCTATTCTGAACAACTTCTCTGATATTAATCAGTCAATCTATATTCAAGCTGGCAAAAAGATTCGCACTATTTCTGTAATGAAGAACATTCTTGCAGAGTGTCAAGTTGAAGAAGAGTTTGCAAAATCATTTGCAATCTATGATCTACCACAGTTTCTGAAGGTGATTCGATTATATCAAGATCCTGACCTAGATTTTACTGATGATAGTTATGTAACTGTTCGAGAAGGACGTAATCGCTCTCGCTATTTCTTTGCTGATCCTAATGTCATTGTATCTCCTCCAGAAAAAGAATTGACTCTTCCCAGTGAAGATGTTTCATTTGCAATTACTCCAAGTCATTTGAGTCAACTTCTTCAGGCAGCAAATACTCTAGATCTTCCTGATCTATCTGTGATTGGTGGTGCAGGTGTCATTCGTTTGGCTGTTCGCGATAAAAAGAATGATACTTCAAATGACCATTCTATTATTGTTGGTGATACTGAAGATGAGTTTACTTTCAACTTTAAAGTTGAGAACATCAAAATTCTTCCTGGCAATTACAACGTAACTATTTCTAAGAAGTGCCTTGCGGAATTCACCAATCAGTCTGAGAGTGAAACCCTAACCTATTTCATTGCACTCGAGCCGGATTCGGTCTATAATGGATGATGAAGAGAGTGGCACGTATTTGGAAATACTCCTTAGGGAGTTTTTCTGATGACAAAACCAAACCTTACGACAATTACGTAGCTGGTATACGGTCTATCATTGTCCTCTCTTATCTTGTCACTAACTGTTTTATTATTAGCGGAGTAATCCGCCATTGGAACGACAATGAACATCTTCGCAACAGACCCCAGTCCATGGAGATCCGCACAGGTTCTTCCTGACAAGCACATCGTCAAGATGCCCCTAGAGACCTGTCAGATGCTTGCTATTGTATGCTCTGACAAATGGGGGCATGGTTTTGGCACCCTTCCCAAAGCAGACGGTAATCCCTATGCTACTGAGAAGGGTGCTTTTCGTAACCACCCATGTACCAAGTGGGCGAATGAGTTCGTAACCAACTGGCAGTGGTTGCTTGCCCATGGACTAGCTATGTGCGACGAGTACACTGCTCGATATGGTAAGGTCCACACCTGCCACAAGACCCTTCTAGCAGCGAAGGATATACTGCCTACCTCTGATCCTCAAGGACGCTCTGGGAAGCATCCTACACCCTTTGCTAGGGCTATGCCTGATGAGTGGAAGTATGATGAGTCGATAGATACATTTACTGCTTACAAGATGTATATTGCATCTAAACCATGGGTATGCGATAATTATCTTCGTATTCCTGATCGTAAACCTGAGTGGGTGTGATGAAAGCAATCCGAGTTGATGTGAAAACCCAAGTCAATGTCCTCATCGACGATGATGATGATTATTGGGCAATCAAACACAATGCAATGCAACAAGTGCATGATGACATTCACTGGCACTTGAAAGATAAATTTATTATTGATTATCATGAATGACTTTCTCTGGGTGGAAAAGTATCGCCCTCAGACTATTGACGAATGTATTCTCCCTGAAGATATCAAGAAGACTTTTCAAGACTTCCTAGACAAAGGTGAGATACCTAATATGCTTCTTGCAGGACCTGCGGGATGTGGTAAAACTACGGTAGCTAAAGCACTATGCAAAGAATTGGGAGTAGATTGTTATGTCATCAATGGATCCGATGAAGGACGATTTCTGGACACAGTTAGAAACCAAGCAAAGAACTTTGCTTCGACCGTATCACTTCAAGGAGTGGGTAAACCAAAAGTCATCATTATTGATGAAGCTGACAACACAACCCATGATGTACAACTCCTCTTACGGGCGAATATTGAGGCGTTTCATAACAACTGTAGATTCATCTTCACCTGCAACTACAAAAACAGAATCATCGAACCACTTCACTCAAGATGTGCAGTTGTTGAATTCTCCACGACTAAAAAGGACAAACCACAAATTGCATCCAAGTTCTTCAAGCGTATCCAAGAAATCTTGGATGCAGAAGGTATTGAATATGATAACAAGGTCCTGGTAGAATTAATCAATAAGCACTTCCCTGATTGGCGACGTGTTCTTAATGAGTGTCAGCGTTACGCTGTTGGAGGTAAGATTGATTCTGGGATTCTTGCTACATTCTCAGATGTCAATATTGATGGTCTAATGCGATCCCTACAGGCCAAGAACTTCAAAGAGGTCCGTAAATGGGTCGTGAACAACTTGGATAACGATCCTAGTACAATCCTTAGGAATGTCTATGATGCCCTCTACGATCGCCTTGAGGGACCTTCTGTGGCAGCAGCAGTACTCATCATAGCTAAATATCAATATCAAATCGCTTTTGTTGCTGATCAGGAGATCAACCTGATGGCAGCACTGACAGAAATTATGGTGGAGTGTAATTTTAAATGATCAATACGATATCCCACGATGATGCACTTTGGGCTGCAGATGAATTCATCTCATACTTTGAAAACCTCAATGGTATTGAGGACTATCTTCGCTATGTGAAGAAAGAAGTTCTTGATGGGATGTCTTCTGTATCATCGTTTTCTGAGGATATTTTTAATTTTGATATTCATCCAGAAGACATGGAATTTTCTATGATTCCTGTTGGTAAGGGTGGACTTGATCAAAAGTATTACAAGAGTTTACTTGCATCTGTCTCTTCTCATAATAACGAATCTAATATTCCTGGAAGAGAACACAAGTGGATTGTAAAAGAGACCACGACTAATACTATTGTTGGATTCATCCGTCTTGGATCACCAACAATTAATTCCAAACCTAGGAATCTATGGCTTGGTAAGGCACCAGATCTTAGTCTGTTCAATCGTCATGCCTGTATGGGTTTTGTGATTGTTCCGACTCAACCTTTTGGATATAACTTTTTGGGTGGTAAGTTGCTTTCACTTATGTGTTGCTCTCACTTTGCTAGGGAGTTTATCAGTGAGAAATTTGAGAAAGATATTGCCCTATTTGAAACTACATCTCTTTATGGTTCGACCACATCAGCATCTCAATATGATGGCTTAAAACCTTTCATTAGGTATCGTGGTTTGACTGAGAGTAAATTTACTCCACTGCTTCATGATGAACAGTTCCATCTTCTACATGATCGGTTCACTTACTTAAATGGCGGTGAACCTCTCACGGATAACAAGGCATCTTCTAAGAAGATGAAAAGGCAAACCAAAATGATTTCTATCATCAAAAAATCTCTTGATGATGTAGAGAAACTGACTCAGTTTAATAATGTGATTGCAAAAGCATTCTCACTTACTGAGAAGAAAAGGTTCTACACTTCATCTTTTGGTTACGAGAATGTTCGGGAGGTTCTATCTGGCGAAGAGAAAACTCTTCGTCATGGTCAGAATTGGGAGAAACATGATCTTGATAATATTATCAAGTGGTGGAAAAAGAAAGCAGGTAAGCGTTATGAGAAACTCAAGTCTGAAGGTAGATTTCGTAATGTGATCGAACTCTGGACTGAAACTGATGACATTCAAATTATTCGATGACTAGTTTTAACTTTGAGTATAATTCAACTTGGATTTCAAGTCCTGGATACTTGACATGCAAAGTTCCTGAAATAGTAAGACAAGAACTGTCACAAACTCTTGATAACCTCAAGAGTGATAAAGATCCTTTTTGTATGTTTTTAGTTGGGCATAATGAAAAGGAATATAAGCTTCCAATAACACCAAATTTAAAGTATCTTACTGAGTCTTTGTCTGAGGAATATGGGAAAGTTTTTGGAATAAATTTATTTGATGTTTTTGACCTTGACAATTGTGATCAAGATTATGATTTTAATCTTTCTAGAGTCTGGGTAAATTATTCAAAAAAATATAATTTCAATCCAATTCACAATCATACTGGAGTCTTTAGTTTTGTTATTTGGGTGAAAATTCCATATAACCTAGATGATGAATTTAAAGTCTATTCTGATAGTGTAAATGATAATGAAAATGCAACTTCATTATTTGAATTTACTACAATTGATGCGTTTGGTAGGCTAAATAATGAAAAGATAAAAGTTGATAAGTCTTATGAATGGAATATGATGTTTTTTCCATCACAAATGATGCATCAAGTTTATCCATTCTATACAAGTGATGAGTTCAGAGTTTCTATCTCTGGAAATGTTTATTTCTCTGTGAAAGGTAAAGATGAAGTGTGAAGTTACTTTGTTCAAAGCAGGCACTGTATTCAAAGAAGAAGTGATTGCTGTTGATTATCAAGATGCACGTAAGGTTGCTATTGCCCGTAACCCTGGTGCAACAGTTGTTAGTGTTACTGCGGTTTTCAAATGAAGTATGAAGATTACATAGTCATATATGATGAAGCAATACCTAAACAATTATGCCATCATATCATTGAAAAGTTTGAGAATAGTTCATGCAAATCCAAGGGTCTCGCTGCAACAGTAGACGGCCAAGTAGAAAACGAATCAAAGAGGAGTACAGAAATACTTGTTGGTGAATGTTTAGAATTTGAAGATATTGACAAATCTATATTTGGATATGTCAGTGAATACTCTACAAAATATGTAAATCAAATAAATCAACATTGTGATTCAGTACTAACATTATCAAATGACTATTCGGATACTGGATATTTAATCAAAAAATATGAAAAAGGTGATGGGTGGTTTCATTGGCATCATGATCTTTGCACAGAAGGTATTGATGGATTTAGAACAGTTGCAATCATAATATATCTAAATGATGTTGAAGTTGGTGGATGTACTGAGTTTCTTTCTGGGAATAAAGTGAAACCAAAGGCGGGATCAATCTTATTCTTTCCAGCTAGTTGGCAATTCCTCCACCGAGGTGCTATACCTTATAGTAATAGTAAATACGTTATTACTAGTTTTTTATTTCAAAAGAGTGCAAGTTATTAATTATGAAACCTGAATTAAAAGATTGGTTGAACACAATCAACCTTACAAAGATTAATCTTATTGATGAAGATCAAGATTTAAAAAGACACTATACTCCATATGTAATCAATCGTTGTCTATCTGGAGAACTTGATTGTTTAATGTATGTAAATGAGATGAATTTGAATCCATCTCTTGACAAAAAGTTACAGTATGACTTTCTTCTAAATAGTGTCAGGAAACGGAAGAGATTCTCTCCGTGGCTTCGTAAAGAAGCAATCAAAGATCTTGAATGTGTGAAGTCTTACTATGGTTATAGTAATGAAAAAGCACTCCAGGCTTTGAAAATTCTAACGAAAACTCAAATCGACTTTATAAAATCTAAACTTGAGACTGGAGGAACAAAATGAGCATCGTTAATGAACCTGAAGTAATGTGGGCACCCGATCAAATGATCGAGGTCAATTTGAATGAACCAGATGATTTCCTTAAGGTTCGTGAAACTCTAACCCGTATTGGTGTAGCATCACGAAAAGAAAAGAAATTATATCAATCCTGCCATATTTTACATAAGCAAGGTAAATATTTCATTGTACATTTTAAAGAACTCTTTGCTCTTGACGGCAAGAAAGCAAATTTCACTGTTAATGATTTACAAAGACGTAACCGTATTGTACAACTTTTAGCTGATTGGGGTTTGATTGGAGTCTGTCAGGCTGATATGATTCAGAATATTGCACCACTGAATCAAATCAAAGTTCTTGCATATAAAGAGAAGGGTGATTGGGTTCTAGAGACCAAATATAACATTGGAAAGAAAAGGAAGGTAGAAGAATCTGAATAAATACTTGTGTGTCTTTTCGTGCGGCACACTCTACAATCGGAACACCCTATAAAGAGGTTCGGTTATTACCGTTCCTCTTTTTTTATTAGTGTGGTATAAATAATGACGGATGCCTTCGGGGTCCACACAAAACAAACTCGCTTTTAAAGGAGCTACAATCATGGGAAACCTTGCACGGTACACTGCTGCGGACCTACCTGCGTTGATGGAACGCATAAATAGGAATAGCATAGGAATGGACGAATACTTCGACAGATTGTTTAATCTCCACGAAACAACGAAGAATTATCCTCCATTTAATCTAGTCACGGTCAGCACAGTAGAATCAAGACTAGAACTTGCACTTGCAGGATTTAAAAAGAAAGAAGTAAATGTCTACACACAAGACGGTAAACTCTTTGTCGAAGGACAAAAAGAGGATACCGAATCAGAAACCACCTATGTCCACAGAGGAATGGCTCAACGATCTTTCACCAGATCTTGGACACTGGCAGAGGACACGGAAGTTAGATCAGTTGAATTTGAGGATGGGTTACTAACTATTGTTCTTGGTAGGATTGTCCCTGAACATCACCAAAAAAAAGTTTGGTTCTAAATAATTAAGGGCAATACCCAATATCGTCGCAGACCTCGCTTGACAAAGACCAAGCGAGGTCTTATAATATCAAGATACCCCACTAAGAAAAATGGCAGTAAAATTTGTTAAATTGAAATCTGGCGAAGAATTGGTCGCTGATGTAAAAGAAGTATTCAAGCAAAAGGGAGACGATCGTCCTCTTGCTTATATGTTAAAAGACGCATGTATTTTAGGAGTTGAGCAAGAATCACAGCCCGAACTTTTAAATGAAGACGGTACTGAAGATGCGATTGTTGCAAGACTTGTACTACGAAAGTGGATTGTTTTTACAGATGACAATGAACAAGTTGTTCCTCTTGATTGGGTAGTAACATTTGCAAATCCTTCACAAGATGTTATAAATGTCTATGAGAAAAGGATGGAAGTAGACAGAGCAGAACAAGTAAACACCACTGGAGAAGATACTGATGCAGATTCAGGTTCTACTATTCAAGAATGATCTTGTTCTAATCTCCAAAGTAATACCACAGGATGTTGATCAACTATCTGGGCAACCAGATTGGCAACTAGTCAACCCAGTTCGTATTCTTTGTAAGGATGAAGAAGCAGATCTTAACAAAAGATTAATTCAATGGCCAGATAGTGAGATTACTACATCTACTACAATGTCAGTCTATTCAGATGATATACTGACTATCGTTGAGCCACAAGAAGAACTACTCAAGGCATACGAAACTCTGATTAAGGAATGAGATTCTACACTAATGTTCAAATGGTCGGGGATCAATTTCTCGTCCGAGGTTATGAAAACGGTCAAAGTTTCATGACTCGGGAGAAATTCAACCCGACTCTTTTTGTGTCTTCTAATAAGCAGACACGATACAAAACTCTTGAAGGCAATTATGTCGAACCAATTCAACCTGGGTCAGTACGTGATTGTCGCGACTTTATTAAAAGATATGATGGAATAGAAGATTTTAATATCTATGGTAATGAACGTTTCATCTATCAGTATATTTCTGAAAAGTATCCTGATGATGAGATTCGTTTTGATATCTCAAAGATTAATCTATACACCCTTGATATTGAGGTTGCTGCTGAGAACGGATTCCCAGATGTAGAGTCGGCTGCAGAAGAGATTCTCCTTATCTCAATTCAACACTACACTACGAAAAAGATTATTACTTGGGGAGTAAAATCCTTTAATAACTCTCAGAGTAATGTTGAGTATCGTCTTTGTGATTCTGAGCATCATCTACTATCTAATTTCATTAGTTGGTGGATGGAGAACACTCCAGACATTATCACTGGTTGGAATTGTGAGTTGTATGATATGCCATACATCACAAGGAGGCTCAACCGTGTTTTGGGTGAGAAACTGATGAAGCGTCTATCACCATGGGGATTGGTTACAGAACGTGAGATTTTTATTCAAGGTCGTAAACAACTCAGTATTGATGTTGGTGGTGTAACTCAACTAGATTATCTAAATCTGTATAAGAAGTTTACGTATACAAGTCAAGAGTCTTATAGACTAGATCATATTGCCTCTGTAGAACTTGGGCAGAAAAAACTAGATCACTCTGAGTTTGATACCTTCAAAGATTTCTATGAAGGAAACTGGCAAAAGTTTGTAGAATATAATATAATTGACGTGGAACTTGTTGACCGTTTGGAAGACAAGATGAAACTGATTGAACTAGCATTGACCATGGCTTATGATGCCAAGGTAAATTATAATGACGTTTTCTATCAGGTCCGAATGTGGGATAGTATTATCTACAACTATCTCAAGAAACAAAATGTTGTTATTCCACCTAAAAAGGGGAGCGTAAAAGATGACAAATATGCAGGAGCATACGTTAAGGAACCGATTCCAGGAAAGTATGATTGGGTTGTGTCTTTTGACCTTAACTCTCTCTACCCTCATCTTATTATGCAGTACAACATCTCACCAGAGACCCTTCTCGATGAGAAACATCCAACAGCAACTGTTGATAAGATCCTTAATGAGGAAATAAATTTTGAGATGTACAGGGACAATGCCGTCTGTGCAAACGGTGCTATGTTCCGTAAAGATAAGCGTGGGTTTTTACCAGAACTCATGGACAAAATGTATGGAGAACGTGTTGTCTTCAAGAAGAAGATGATTCAAGCTAAGAAGGATTATGAGAAGACGCCAACTAAAGCACTTGAAAAAGAAATCTCTCGTTGCAATAACATTCAAATGGCAAAGAAGATTTCTCTTAACTCTGCTTATGGTGCTATCGGCAATCAATACTTTAGGTATTACAAACTAGAGAACGCAGAAGCTATTACTTTATCTGGTCAGGTCTCAATTCGTTGGATTGAGAACAAGATGAATGGATATCTAAACACTCTGTTAAAAACGGATGGTATCGATTATGTTATCGCATCAGATACTGATTCCATCTATCTTAATCTTGGACCTCTTGTTACTAAATTTTTTGGTAATAAGTCTGACGATAAAGCAGCAATTGTTTCTTTACTTGATAAGGTATGTCAAGATAAGTTTGAGCCATTCATCGAAAAGTCTTATCAAGATCTCGCTACATATGTATCGGCATATGACCAGAAGATGGTTATGGCAAGAGAGAATATTGCTGATAGGGGTATCTGGACTGCTAAGAAGAGATATATTCTCAACGTCTGGGATAGTGAAGGGGTTCGATATGAAGAACCCAAACTAAAGATTATGGGTATTGAAGCAGTAAAATCTTCAACACCTGCATCTTGTCGTCAGTATATTAAAGATGCTCTCAAACTTGTTATGACTGGGACAGAAGATGATGTAATCGACTTCATTGAAAATTCTCGTATAGAGTTTAAGAAACTTCCTCCAGAAGAGATCTCTTTTCCGAGATCTGTAAGTGACGTTGAGAAGTTTCATGATCGTGGTACAATTTATAGGAAGGGCACTCCTATCCATGTGAGAGGAGCTCTTCTGTACAATTACTACATAAAGGACAAGAAACTTACTAACAAATATTCTTTGATTCGGAATGGGGAGAAAATAAAGTTTTGCTATATGAAAGTTCCAAACACTATTCATGAAAACGTATTTTCTTTCATTCAAGATTTTCCAAAAGAACTTCACTTGAATAAGTACGTAGATTATGAACTTCAATTTAGCAAATCATTTATTGATCCACTGAAAGCAATCTTAGATGCAATTGGGTGGTCTGTAGAAAAAACTGTAAGTCTGGAGGACTTTTTCTCATGAAAGATCAGTATACTATTGATGATGGTGAAGGAAAACATGACAAGTGGAATAGGGGGCTAGATCTTTTTATTGAGTCTGTCTTAAAAGCAGATCCCGCATTAAGGCAATGTGCTCATAACCAAAAATGTTTCCATGAACTTATGGATGTTCGTGGAGATGTGCTAGAATATTTGAAAACAAAACGTTGGAATTAATTTATGGATTTTTTGAAAGATATTGTAAAAGAGATTGGAGATGACTTCACCAAACTGGCAGCAGACATTGACGAAACTGAAACATACGTTGACACTGGTTCGTTCATCTTTAATGCTCTTGTATCTGGGTCTATCCGTGGGGGTGTATCTGGTAACAAAATCACTGCAATTGCTGGCGAAAGTTCTACTGGAAAAACTTTCTTCTCTCTCGCAGTGGTTAAGAATTTTCTTGATTCTAATCCTGATGGATACTGCTTGTATTTTGATACTGAGGCAGCTGTCAATAAATCGCTCTTAGAGAGTCGTGGAATCGATCTGAATCGTCTTGTCGTAGTGAATGTGGTAACGGTCGAAGAGTTCCGTAGCAAGGCACTCAAGGCAGTAGACATGTATCTCAAAACACCTGATGAAGATCGCAAACCCTGTATGTTTGTGCTAGACTCTTTAGGAATGCTATCCACTGAGAAAGAGATTACGGATGCTCTTAATGAAAAGCAAGTTCGGGACATGACTAAATCCCAACTTATCAAGGGTGCTTTCCGTATGCTCACGCTCAAGTTGGGTCAAGCAAACATTCCAATGATTGTTACTAATCACACTTATGATGTCATCGGTTCTTATGTTCCAACTAAAGAAATGGGAGGAGGCAGCGGCCTCAAGTATGCAGCGAGTACAATCATCTATCTCAGCAAAAAGAAAGAGAAGGATGGAACAGAAGTCATTGGTAATCTTATCAAGGCAAAGACTCACAAGTCTCGTTTAAGTAAGGAGAACAAGGATGTTACGGTGCGTCTGTATTACGATGAGCGTGGTCTTGATCGATATTTTGGTCTTCTTGAACTCGGTGAGATTGGCGGACTTTGGAAAAATGTAGCAGGTCGTTACGAAATTGATGGTAAGAAAGTCTATGCAAAGGCTATTCTAAAAGATCCAGAACAATACTTTACTCCAGAGGTTATGGAGAAACTCGACAAGATTGCTTTTGAAGAATTTAGTTACGGTAATTAATGGAACAAATTGAAATCGCAATTCTGAGAAGTTTGGTCAACAATGAAGACTATGCTAGAAAGGTTATACCATTTTTACAACCAGAATACTTTGAAGATCGCATTCAGAAAACAATCTTTCTTGAGGCTTCAGAGTTCATTATCAAGTATGATAGTCTTATCTCTCTTGAAGCTCTACAGATTGAGATCTCAAATCGTTCCGATCTCACTGGAGAAGATCTTCAAGAGGCAAAAAATTGTATTGATAAACTAGAAGAAAAAGAAGTTGATCAGAAATGGTTGACGGATTCTACTGAGAAGTGGTGTCGTGATCGTGCTATCTACTTAGCACTTATGGAATCAATTCATATTGCTGATGGCAATGATGAAAAGAAAACCCGTGATGCCATTCCTAGTATTCTGAGTAATGCTTTAGCAGTTTCTTTTGACAATCACATTGGACATGACTACTTACAAGACTTTCAAGAAAGGTTTGAATCTTATCATCGTAAGGAAGATCGGATTCCGTTTGATATTGAGTACCTTAACAAGATTACTAAAGGTGGTTTACCAAACAAGACTCTTAATATCGCTCTTGCTGGCACAGGCGTCGGAAAGTCTCTTTTTATGTGTCATATGGCTTCGTCCTCTCTCGTCGCGGGATATAATGTATTGTATATCACTATGGAGATGGCAGAAGAAAAAATTGCTGAGAGAATTGATGCGAACCTTTTGAATGTAAATATTCAAGAGATTGTTGATCTCCCACGTCCCATGTTTGAAAATAAAGTATCAAACCTTGCTAAGAAAACTCAAGGTAATTTGATTGTCAAAGAATACCCTACTGCAAGCGCACATAGTGGACATTTTAAAGCACTTCTTAATGAACTTGCACTTAAGAAATCATTTAGACCTGATATTATTTTCATTGATTACCTTAATATATGTTCTTCCTCCCGTTATCGCGGAAACAGTAATGTCAATTCATATTCATATATTAAGTCTATTGCAGAAGAGCTTAGAGGATTGGCTGTTGAAGCAAACGTCCCTATCGTTTCTGCCACGCAGACCACTCGTTCTGGTTTTGCTAGCTCTGATATTGACCTTACTGACACTAGTGAGTCCTTTGGTCTCCCTGCTACTGCTGATCTTATGTTTGCCCTTATTAGCACTGAGGAACTTGAACAACTTGGACAGATAATGATAAAGCAGTTGAAGAATAGATACAATGATGGAAATGTGAATAAACGATTCATCGTTGGTATCGATCGTGCTAAGATGCGTCTGTATGATGTTGAGCAGAGCGAGCAGAATATTGTTGACAGTGGAAAAGATGAAGAGTATAATGGTGGAGAATCTGAAAATAAATTCAAGGGATTTCAGTTCTAATGTTTGATATAAACCCCAATATCAAGATACGTACTGAATATATAGAAAACTCTCCAATGTATTACATGGATGATTTCTATGAAAATCCTGAAGAGATCGTTCATTATATTCTACAGACTCCTCCATACCTTCATAAAGAAGAGGATCATCCTAGTTATAATGGAGTTTACTTCTTGGATATGAGGCACGATCTTGATTGTGAAATTCCTCATGTTTATGAATACTTGTCTAAAATCTGTGGGCAAATTCCTATACAGACTAATGTTAGAACTAATTATTCTAGATTCAACCCACATACCTTCAATAACTATGAAGAAAACTACTGGTGGCCTCATCTTGACGAGGGGTATACTGCACTTGTGTATCTGAATAAAGATGATGAAGTGAATGGTACAAACATTTATAAATGCTTAGAGGACTCTGAAGAAGACGTTCGTAGAACTACCAATGAGCACTACTTACCATGGAGACCTAAGAAATATTACGAACTTGTAAAATCCATTAAACCAAGGTATAATACGTGTATTATGTTCGATGCAAATAGTTATCTACATGGCCAAACAGTATCAAACAAAAAATATTTTGGAAAAAACTTCAGACTAAATCAAGCACTCTTTTTTGAATCATATAACTAATGTATTCTGTATTCAATCCACGCGGTCAAAAAATTGCTGACTGTGGTGCTCATCGCGATGCTGTCAACCTTGTCAGTATTAGAAACAACAGATGGGATGGCCATTACTATCAATTCAAACCAATCTATCAAATCGTAGATGTGGAACCATTTCCACAAAATCAACTTCCTACCAAAGATATTGCCGTCAATATGGATGGTGGTGTTGGAGGCAGTTGGCAGGAAGTAGAATATAAAGAACTGCCCGAAAATTGCCAAGAACCATTTATCCCTGACTTTCATGACTAATAAAGTAAACACTGATGCCTATCTTGAGTTTGTGAATGCCGTCACATCTCAACCTAGTAAAGATGCTGATGCCTTTGAGTATCGCATTCAAGAACTTCGCGGAGAGGGCTTTGAAACTCATAGACTCTTAACTGCCTCTGTTGGTATGTGTGCCGAAGCAGGTGAGTTCACCGAGATTGTCAAGAAGATTGTCTTTCAAGGTAAGCCAGTCACTGAAGAAAACATGTGGCATATGAAGCGTGAACTTGGTGACATTATGTGGTATGTTGCACAGGCATGTATGGGACTTAATATTTCTCTTGATGAAATTATTGAGATGAATGTTGAAAAACTTGTAACCCGTTATCCTGGTGGTGAGTTTGATGTTCATCATTCAGAGAACCGTGTGGAAGGTGATCTCTGATGGATGGTGCAGTACACGCTTGGAACTCCATGGACACTGTGGAGGGGTTTTTCTTTTCCGTTTGGATCTTAGGAATGTATTATGTCAAACTAAAAATGGATAAGAGGTTTGGACGATGAGTAAAAAATCATTTAAGAACAAGCATCAGCAGGAATGGGAGTGGGAAGAAACTCCTGAAACTAAGGCAGCAATTGCTGCTCTTCATGAGGGAATTCGTCAGCGTAAGTTGAAAGAGCAAGACGACAAACTAAACTACGAAACAGGAGGAAAATGAAACTACTCACACTAGAAGACTATCAAAAAGCAGGAGAAACATTCTGGCCTAAGTATTGGTATGTTGCCAAAGAACTTGGTGGAGATGCTAAGACCGAAGACATTATCAAAGTAATGGAAGCAGTTGGTAACGTTGCATTAAAACTAAGAACAGAAGAAGATAAAGAAGGTCCTTTTGGTTTTAATAAGAAAGATGGATGATCCCAAATATGTAACCCTGAGAATGGGAGTTGAAGATGCAGAACATTTTCATTTGTTTCTAAAAAGATTTGAATCACTAGTTCCAGATGATGACGTTTGGAAAGAAAATCTAGG